GAAATTAAAAGTCTTATAATCAGTATCTTCATAAACAATATTATAAAAAATTCTATAAGGATTATCTACATGATAATGCTCTAGTGTTTCCGTATCAAAGATAGTAAATCCACGTGGATCATTATAATCATTCCAGTAGATTTCATAACAATTACCAGTGTAGTAAATATTATCTTGGAAATTTCTTGTATGATAGTGACCAGAGAATACTTTCTCAAATTTTGAATATCTTTTCTTATCGTCACCATGCTCCATGATGCACTGAAGATTGGCAGCAAATCCAGAAAGTTCTAGATGTCCCATAGCAACTTTGGATTTGCTAGACTTAATCTTCTTAAATGACTTTTCCTGGTTCTCAGAATTAATCCAAGGAATAAACAATACGGGAATATCACCAACATTTACATCTTCTGCTTCGGAGTAAATTTTTACATTTTCATACTCACGAAGCAGAAGATCTACTGCATTAATCTCATTAGTATTCTTATAATATGCAGTATGATTGCCAACAATCGTATGAACTACGCAACCCATATCACTGAGTTTATCGTAGTAATTATCCTTTGCCCACTTTAGAGCACTAAAGTTTATACCAGTTCTATTATCAAAGGTATCACCCATATCAACAATCGTAGTAATTCCCTCCTCTTTCAGAGTCGGGAAAAATACTCCATTATAAAACTTTAGGAAGTAGTCATGAAAGAGTTTTGAATTCTTTCGTGCTCCAAAGTGTTGATCAGTGATAAGGGCAATTTTCATACGTTGTTAGAACCCATTCCTCTAAGTTTGGAGTAGACGGCATCTTTGATGCTATTATAGTCTGCATAGTTGGAGTTGTCAATCGCATTGTCATTGACAAACACCTGTTCATACCCTGTCCTTTCAAGGATTTTATTTTTAATTTCCAATTGCTTCTTCTCTTTTTGAATACGTCTCAGAAATGCAAAGTGAATAATCTGAGTAAAGTATGCAAAAGGATTGGTAGATTTCTCTGGATTGAAGTTATGAATATACTGAACACAATTTTCAATACCATCAGACATCATATCATCTTTAAAGATATAATTTACAAAGTTTGGTTTATATGAAAGATGAGTTGCAATCTTTAGAAAACATTCCCCAATATAATTTGTAATACGAGGTTTTGGTTCACCTTTCTCTTCTGCTTCAACAATTGCCTTTTTGTACTCGATTATCGCATCTAAGAAATCTCTATTATTGACGTAATGTTCTGACTTTTTTCTTGGCATTCATCTTTACCAGTAACTCTTTATGTGTTAATTATAGCACAGCTTGACAAACCTGTAAAATACGAGTAGAGTATCTTTGTTAGGGTTGATAAGGATCGTATAGCTTTAAGACTTATATAACTTTTCTAAGTACTTTCTAGCATCATCGATACTAGTTAGATATCCCATTCTTCTACTTAAACTCTGTTTATGATCTTCAGAGTTATGTTTTCTTATAAAAGAATTATACATTTTGATTGTTACTTCATCAAAGCATTCTACAATTGTTAAGACCTCATTCATATTAATAACGATCATATCTGATGATGCTGTCTTTAACCAAGGATCTACTTTATAACAAGGTTGTCCTCTTACAACTATTTCATCAATAATAACTGGATTTAATAATATTAGAAATGTTTTATCATCTTCGACAGAAGATGATACTATAGAGAATATCTCCTCAGAATTTTTAAGTTTAATTGTTGCATAGAATTCTTGTTCCATCATTCCTTTAAATTAATGTTTAAAATATCATAACTAAAATTTTCTTGATTATAAATTTTAATTCTTTCAATAAGGTGATTGAGAGTGTAATTTTTTAAATTCCGAATAGTACAATCATCCGCAATATCGTAAAGAGTTGCTTTTGTTTTATTTTTTCCTTTTCTTAAAACTCGTCCAATTGATTGTAAATTACGGATTCTTGACTTAGACGGACTAGCGAAAATAACATTATGAAGATTTCTAATGTTAATTCCTGTTGAGAAAGTTCCATATGATGCTACAATTATTGCGTTTGATTCACCTTCAGTTATCCGTCTGACTTCTTCTCTTTCATCGGAGTCAATACCACCATGAACAAAGAAAATCTTTCTGTTTTCATCTACGGAACTATTTATCTTTTCAAAAAGTGGTTCACCATGTGCGGCAACCCGACTATAAAGGATCAAGGTATTTCCTTTTAAATCTTTTGATAGATTAACTATGAAATTATTTCTTCTTTCATGAGTAATCAAATACTGTATCTCATCCTCATAAGTTTCAAATTTTTTGGGATCATGTTTTAGAATCAAACATCTAATTTCTAGATCTGATACATGTCCCTTTTCCATTAGTTCTGATGTTCGTGTCACTCGATAGCAAGGACCGAACAATCCTTCTAGAACCCACTTATGAGTTTGAGTTCCGTCAAGTGTTCCTGTAAAACCATACCGATACTTGGTATGATGGAGATGCGTCATAATTGTAATGAGAGACTTACTTTTAAATAAGTGTGCTTCATCACCAATTACAACATCAAAGTCTTCAAAATAACTACGATCCATCTTATAGATAGATTGCCATGTAGTAACGGTTACTGGGAGCTCCGTTTGTTTTTCACATCCTGCGTATATTTTGTGACAATATGAATCAGAATCCCATCCATAATCCCGAAAGTCAGAGACTAATTGATCTACTAGACTGGTCGTTGGAACGACTACAAGAATTTTTCGATTCTTATCCACATGATATCTCACGACAGCGTAAATCATCAGACTTTTTCCTGACGCAGTGGGACTTAACAGAATCTTTCTGTTATATTTTAATGCATCATGAACTGCTTCAATCTGATAATTTCTTGGAGTTAAAGCAGTTATTGAGGAAAGATAATCCTTTACACCTTCAAGACTAATTTCTTTATTAACCTCAAAAGGTTTCCCATAATACTTATTTTTTACAAATTCGTAAGTGTAATTATAATTAGAGCAAAACTCAACTAATCTATGTAAGAGACCAATATAAAGTCTCTTTGTCCTCATATCAAATAAGTGTATCTCACCGTTCCAATTTCTTTTCCGATACTGAGGCATAAACTTTGCACCAGGAACTTCAAATTTGAAATGATCTCTCAGTTCATATTCAATATGAGGTTCTGTAGTAATCTTAAGATATACTTCATTGCATTTTTCAATAGTTAAATTAGCCATATCCAGATTGGAATTTCAAGAATTCAATTGAGTTTTTTATTTGGTATGTTCGGTTAGATATTTGTTTTAAAATGCTATCAATATAGTTTATCATCGCATCATAATATTCAATCTTCATACAGACAGTAGAAAGTCTTTCGTCTGCATCAAGATACTTATTCATAGCATCTTTATCCCTAACTTTTTTGGGGAAAGGATCTTTTACATATACTTCTGGATCTGCTTTGCCAGAATAATATTCGTATCTTTCGTGCCTAATATTTTTTCTTTGTTGTTCTGCCTTTGCTTTTAATAATACTAGATTGTTATAGATATCGTAATATTTTGAATGCAGTACTGGAATATTTAGGGACTCTTGATGAAGGTTGTCAATATCAATCTGAGAATCTTTCTCCCACATTGATTTAATCATACTAATGTCAAAGGTCATACATTTTGCTTCTTGTTAAATTCGTTAGTTATATGATACATACTATACTTAAACGTTACGGTTGCTGCAAAGTATTGGATGTCTGTATCTGTAGCATCAAATTCGAGATCGGATAATGATATTGGGAACATATCTAGAAACTTAATTTGAAAGTTTATATTTTCATTACTTGTTAATACTTGAAGAGTTCCATCTGAATAGATGTTCATTCCCTGATTTATTGAGTACTTCTTTAGCAAATCTTCTTCATTTTGCAAATCATATATCTGCTGAAGTGACTCTGGAAATCCTAATCCTCTTAACCAGTTTTGAATTTCAATATAGTTTTCTAAATCTTCATCTACTAAAAATCTAATACTAAAATCATTAAATTGCATCATATCTCCAGGAACTGGTATTCTGGATAGGTATGATGGTTGCTCTGCTACTCCTAGTGATATTCCTGGAATCGTTGCAGAATTGGTAAAATATGAAAGTTTCGGTGCTCTAGTAATAGAGAATTTAAATCCTACTGGAGACAGAAAATTTCTATTTTTTATTTGTCTTTTATACGCATTAGACATGATCTAAAGATCTTTATATATTCTATTTATTACTCCAGTTCCATCAAATAATTTCCAAGTGCTCCTCTAAGTTGTTCCTCTGTTAACTCTGGTTCTTCTCTTAAATATTTCTCTAAAACATATACGCAATGATTTTTTATTGCCACATCACTGGACCATGAAAGTCTGTCGTTTACAATTTCTCTTGGTGTCTTTAGCATGATTGTTTTTCTGCTCTATTATGTAGGCATAAAAAAAGGACCTCCGAAGAGGTCCCTTGAAAATGTGTCCAATGGATCACATTAGATTTTTCACGGTTACACGTCTGTAGTAACGGTTAGAGTTGGTTTGTAGTCTACCAAGACCCTGGTTAGAAGCATCACCTTCTGCGAATGGGTTAGCAACTAGACCATAACGGGTCTTGAAGCCAATCTTGGGCTGGAAGGTGTTCTCTCCAACTGCACGAACCATCTGAAGAGGAACGTATGGGCAGTAGAATAGACCTGCGTCATAAGGTGAAGAACCCTTATAACCAGCAACATAGTACTGATTAGCAGCACTGTTTGCAGAATATGGGTCGATGTATACACGGAACTTGCCGAGTAGAGTACCAGCAAAGGTGTTGCCAGTGTCATCTACGTTAAGGTTTGCATTAAGTGCAGGAGTGTAATCGAGTACACCAGCCATGGCTAGAGCAGAAGCAACGTCTGCGGAGCACATGATGATGTTGCCCTTTCCTCTACGAGTTCTTTGTGCGATTGCGTTAGCATCACGCTCGATTTGGAAGAGTAGACCCTTGAACTTCTCAACAGACCAACGACCGTTGGAGTCGATATCTAGATCGAACTCACCAGCAGTTGCAGTGTTGACGGTAGCACCTTGCTCAGCAACCTTATAGATGGTTCTGATGACTTCACGGTTGATCTCTGCAAGAATCTCTGTGGAGAGAATGTTTGCGAGCTCAGCCTCAGCATTAAGACCATGAATTGCCTTAATGTCTTGTGCTAGTTCTAGGGAGTATTCTGCCTTGAGTGCTCTGGACTTTGCAGTCACAGTAACTTTCTCAATGCTGAATGCCATCTCGTTGAACTGATCGGAGACGCCGAGATTCTCAGCATCATCAGTTCTCATGCCCTGACCAACATTATATGCTAGTTGATCAGCACTTCCAGTTGGGTTGAGTACGGAAGGATTGCTACCAGACTGTGCGGTAGTACCCATACCAGAAGCAACACCAGACATTCCGCTAGTGTTATCGAATCCAGAATCCTGTCCAGAGAAAGCAGTATCTGCTTCGTTGAACATTGCTTCGGTTCCACCTTGACTGGTGTAACGGGAACGCATTGCGAAGATGAGTCCAGTAGGACCACTCATTGGTTGAACACCTGCGAGGTCATATGCGACCAAGTTAGGCATTGAACGTCTAATTAGTGAAATTAGAACTGGGTCGAAACCACCAGTGGTGTTGGCGTTGCCTGCACCAGTAAATCCACCGTTACCAACTGCGTTGGTAGGTGCTTCTGCGAGGAATGAA